TCCTTACGCATTTCAAGCGCCTGCTGGAACTGACTATTTGCGAATGTGACATGCATCGGCTGCTCGGAAATCACCACGTCATACGTGCCGATTGTCAGGTCATTAAAATAACTGCCTGTTTCAGGCACAAACTTATTGATTTCCAACAAGGTTTCGATTTCCTTGCCGGTTATTGGGTCGGTATCAGTGATTTTGAACACACGGTAGCTGTCGTAATAACGCTGCACTAGCTTAATAATGCGCTTAGCCAACAGTAAACGGGTATAGGCTAAGTTGTCCTGCGGGATCGCCAGTTGCTGTTGGCTGGCGAATTGATCGGCCTGTTTCGCTACACCAGAAACCGAACTTCCCTGCAATCCTCGCATCGAGTCCGGTACTGTTACATCTTTAAGCGCCTGAGTAGCACGATCAATCAACCTATCAACCCCTGTCGGCACTTGATTTGGCTGTATTTTTGTAGGCTGGTTTGAGCCTTTTTTATGTTCCAGCACCAGCCCGGTCATCGCTCCGATTTCGGTTAGCTCGTCAGTGTCCATGTTGGTTAAACTATTTTCCTCAACTACCCACCCTGAATTTGCTGAGCTGTTGATAATATGAACAAACTGCGATACCGCTTTATTTAGCGCCTCTTGTGGGCCGATTGCGTTGTCCACCATTCCGCGTGTCTTGCCGCGACGGAAATAGCTGAAATAAGGAATAATGGTAAAATGTTCGTATGGACTGTACTCATCAAACAATGTTGCGCAGTACGTGGATACTGTCCATCTGATTCTCTTGCGCATCCGACTGGCTTTGACTGCACCTCTAGCTTGAGCATCGGCCAGTTGTGCTGTGGTCATATCTGCAATAATCTTAATATCGCCCGATTCAGGATAGACCATGCACGGGGTTTGTTCATAAACGAATTTCTGACGATCAACAATGCGATACCTTTTGATGTTATCGGTGTCGTTGCTATTGGTGTAGGCATCGTATAATCCGTAACGCCCTTGCACTAAATTACCGAACTTATTGCGGTCTGGCTCTGCGTCTAGCGTGCCGAAGTCGGCAGACGAATCATAGGTTTGTTCCGCTTTATCTCTAGCCTTTGCCCCGTACCGTTGCTCAATCTGTCCTAAACTCAGCCAGCGTGTGATAATCACATCCGCCCACTTATCAGGATCGTAGTTTTTTGCATCTGGGTCAGGGATGACATCCATAGGATCGAGCGTTTCAACCTCAATTTCTCCCTTGATATTCTTGTCGAAGTTAACTCTCATATCATAATAGCCGCGCTGCTCAATCAATCCATCTGAATACAGTTGGGTTTCGTGCCAATGTAAAGCTATTTGGTCACACACCTGTTTCACGACTTTGCTTAGTATCGTGGCCTTATCCATATCCGACTCTCCACCACGCGGCTTGAATGCGATGTCCATGCGATTTTGAATCTGGTAGCCTACCGCTGAATTTATTGACGGCATTATCTCGTTGAACTCGTAGAACGGACGTTTTTGCCTGGACAGTACCGTTTTATCGGCTTCCGCCCACTGCTCACCACCGCCTAGGTACATGCCTTCGCATTTACGCGCCTGCTCCATATATTGCAGGTGACCTCGATCTTTACCATACAGATACCTGTGCCAGTTCTCGCGGGCTACGTCATCGAATCCGGAAACAGTTTGTTTAGTCATGGCAATTCCTGCAATGCGTGTGATGTTGATTATTTTTTTCTACGCTAATTATATTTTTATTTCAAGCGATTATGCAGATTGCGCCGTGCCTGAATTGCTTGTTATATTTTTAAGCCGGTCTCGCCAGTTCTTTTCTGGCTTGGCTTGTGCTTTTGGTTCTTCGTGCGCTACGCACATTAAGCCAAAAGCGTCTGCACCATGACTCGCCCAATCATGCTCAGGTCCAAGGCCGATATTGCGCGTCTCGTCCTTTTTTTCGTGATACCAGCCCAGTGCATCCAACCCTGGCGCGCACTTCTCTTCGTCAAACCACATCGCACCGAATAAGCGACGACCTTCCTCGATCCTCGCCTTGGCTGCACCTTTACCCTGATTTGGAATTACCGTCACCGTATAACCGACAGCTTCAAGCGAGCTTTCGTATGACACGTCATTTACGCGATCCTGCGTCTTTCCATCGTGAGGCAACCAGATTTGCGCCTTGTCAGGTGTATATCCCTGTTCACGCAGCCAAATAACATGCGCCGACAGGGGTTGTCCGACCACCTCATAGTAATTCAGTACCCTGATTTCCTTGCCGATAAACTGCGCAGCCCACATCGCGAAAGCGTCTGCACGCGCTCCAGTGCCGCCGATGTCGCAGAACAGTCGTATTGTCATCAGCGGGTCAGCAGTCACACGACCTATACGCCGTTGCAGTTTGGCAGCGGTGATTCCTGCGGCGTAATACGCTCCGGTTAGAACAGTGATGTAGCCGCCTTCCCAGATGTAATTGTAGGTGTCAGGACGCTCTGCTAAATCTTTAAGGCGTAACCGCTCCAGAATGGCAGGAAACCACGGATTATCACTCCAGTTCATTTCCGCCACTTTAACGCTAGCGTCTTTACTATTCCTAAAACGCAGATCAGTCGCGCTACCCTTGCGCTTAGGGTTCCATGTTACCCATAGCTCAGAATCTTCTTCGCGTAGTGTCGGAATCAGCACCTGCCATGCCTCTTCCGTGACTGGCTCTGCCTCATCCACCCAGCACAACAATATGCGCGACTTGGATTTGACTGAGTCGATATTCCGGTCAAGCCCGGCAAACTTGTATTCCACACGTCCGCATTTGGTTCTGATGTACTTCTCGCCTATGTCGTAAAACTTAGCAAGCCACGGCTCAGACTTGATCGCAGCCTTGATTTCTTCCATTGAGCTATCATCGAGCGAGTTCATAAACTGCCTGCCGCACAGGATAATTCCTTCGCGTCCAGCCTTAGCCCATATATAACCGCGCACCGCCGTCATCTTGGCAAACGTGCGCGTTTTCGCAGAGCCGCGTCCGCCATGCGCGCCGCGAATGGTTGCCTTACCATCAAAAATAGGGATTAGTTTCGGTGGGATTTCAAGCCGACGAGTGGTCATTTCAACACACTTTCCATGGTCGGCACCAGGTTGATCTCGTAGATGGCAGCATATTACTATAATTTTTTTCCATGCGATTAGTTATCACGTCATGATATGCCTAGTTATGCCAGGTGTTGGGTAACTAACTCCGGCTGGCAATGGAATTTTTTTTTCGACTGCCGGATTTTCTGTAATTTTTTCCGTCATGAATCCTGTGCCTTTATTTTTACCGCCACTTGCGCGGATAAAATCAACCTCAACCTTTGCGCTGTTGATGATGGTCTGGGCTAATTCCGACTTGGCTTTCGCCAGCGCTATATCTTCTGCGCTTGCTCCAACTTTAAGCGCGAGCAGCGATTCAAACAAGATGTTGCGCAGGGTGGCGATGTTGTTAGTTTTTTGTGGCATGATTTTTTCCTTTTTATTGATTTGACGGTTAAGCGCGCCGCGCAGTTGTATAAGCGTGGCAATCTCTTTTGGGTAATTATGATAACTATTTCTTTTCATGTTTTCTGCACGGCTGATACAGGCAAGGTTTTCGATAACGATATTTGATTTATTCCCATCCTTGAAAATAATGCAATGGTTTTTTGGGATTGCTCCGTTGTGCGACATCCATAACAAAACATGGACATAGACATAATCGCGTTGCGTGCATCCGGTGGAGGTAATTTTTCTGCGCAGATACCCATCGGCAGATATTGATTCATAGCCTATTGGATGTGCGTTGTGAGGTGGGTGGCCTTTTTTGAAACAGGTTTCTTTTGATCTTCCACCAGCGAAAAAATGCCTCCCTTTATTCCATGCCTCCTGCCCTTTAACAAAACGCGTCCTCTTTCCTTGTTCGCAAGACAGTCTACCGGAATCTGGTGATTTTAGAAATTCAGCAGATTTTGCCAGTTTTAGCTCACTGGCTTTTGAATAAATCGAGTGGCGTGCTCGGCCAATTATATCAACCAGGCGACATGCGCGCGTGTCAGGATAATACTTTCGCAACAACTCAATCTGTTCGGGCGACCAAAATTGCCGTGGTGGCCTGATATTGCGAGATTTAGTCATGTCTTATCCCCTATATATTTCAGATTCGCGGTTCATTTTCAGCTCTTCCACCGACTTGCCATATCAGTGTGGATTCTATCCATATCATCTTTTGCGAGTTCCGGCGTGGCAAATATGTTAGATGGATGAACAATATCGCTAGGGCGCGTCATAGGACTTGCTTTATTCCATGCGGATGTGTCGCATAGACGATTACCGCGCGACATTGATGTTGAAATCACCTACCCCTAGAGTTCCATTCTTTGAGCATCGCCAGTATTTCCACTTCTGGAAGTGTGTCTCCCCATGAACCAAGTATCGGCAATAGCCCACCACTACCTTCCAAGGTATTTATGGCGGTTATGAGTTCATTGATTATTTCGTGTTGGATAGCATTTAATTTTTCAATGTTCATTTTCATCATCCTTATTAAAAGCCGGTCTAACCCGGCGGTGAAGAGGGATCGCCCAAAAGCGTGCGACCCCTTACCTTTACGTTATGCGCCACTGGCGTTTTGTTGGTTTTCATGCTGCCTCCATGTCTTTTTTGGCGGCTTCGACCTTTTTTATATGCATCTCCGATAAAGGGAGAATAAACCCCTTCCACTCACTCCACCACGTCAATGCGTCCTTATGCATGGATGATATTTCTTCATCTGTAAAATTGCGCCATTCTTCATGCGTGTGGTTTTCACAGCCAATTTTCATCTTATCGTCAGTGATGGTTATTATCCAAGTTTGACCAGAAATTGACAGTGTACTGATAGTCGCAATACTGTCGTACATAAAACTATTATCAACGCGGATGTCATTCAAGATACGGCTGTTGCTAACGACGCTGTTGTTGCTAACGACGCTGTTATCAACGCTGCTGCTATTCAAGATATGGCTATTTTCAACGCGGCTGCCTTTCAAGATACAATTATCTTCAATGAGGCTGTTATCAACGCTGCTGCTATTCAAGATACGACTATTTTCAACGCGGCTGCCTTTCAAGATGCAATTACCTTCAACGACGCTATTATCAACGCGGCTGTTTCTCACGATACTAGCACTAACGCGACTATTGTCGCACACGCGACTGTTGTTACACACGTTACTGTTGTTACACACGCGACTGTTATCATAAATCCATGATGTATCATGTGGGTTCGTTGATAAGCATAATTCGCTATCAACAAACCCACCTAAATCGCCTTTTTGTACATCTCCAAAATTGCAAAGAGCGCAAATCCTGAATTCGCCGTACTCGTTCGTTTTTTTCGTTAATTTAAATTTAGTGTTTTTCATTTTTCATTTCTCCAGTAAGGTTTTCTGCACAGGTGATAATCCATTCACACGCGGATTCTTTTGAGCAATTTAATCCGCTCATTACCACTTCAATGATTTTCCCGTCTGATGGCTTTTGCTGTATTAAAGTTTTCCTTTGGCTTGCAACCGATTCTGCAATCTGCGCGGCCTTGCGTTGCTCTTCGATCACATTGGCTTTGGCAGCACGTTCAACTTCCATCATCGCGGCTTCAGCCTTTGCCATGCGGTCTGCCGCTTCCCGCATAACAGCGCGCTCTGCCTCCAGTTTAGCGGCCTCGACCTTTGCCTTACGGTCTACATCCTCTTGCATAACAGCGCGCTCTGCCGCGATGATTGCATCCGCTTCGGCCTTCGCCTTGCGGTCTGCCGCTTCCTGTATGGCGGCGCGCTCTGCCTCCAACTTGGCGGCTTCTGCCGCCTTGTGCTGATCAATGCGGCTGGTAATCATCAAACGAAAATCTTCATCCGGTTTGTAGATGATTGATTGCAGGTCGTTAAACAGAAAATAAAAGCCAGCGGACGACTCTTTATACCATGCCAGTTTTGATCGAATATCAGCGGCTAGAGCATCCGCTTCAATTTTCCCATTGCGTAACACAGTATCAACTGCATCATTCAGGCTGGCAATGGTGCGCTTACCTTTGATTGCGCCAGCCGCATCAATTTTTTGCGCGACAAGGCGGATTGGACTTAGCTCAGCTTCAAGCGCGGCGATATGCGCGGCATAAGCCGCATTTGCTTTGGTAACGATCTCAATCCTGATCGAATCTTTTCGAGCCTTGACCATCTTTTCCAACATCAGACGAGTAGTGCGTGCTATATCAGCGTAGTGCTTCACAGTCTTGCGCATATCATCAATATCTGCTGTCTGTGCCAGTGCGTTAGCTTCAGCGGCTTCCAGCGCATCCTGGGCGTTTTTCAGCGTCTTAATTGCGGCTTCGGCATCGGCGAAACCTTGATCATCGGCAGGCTCTTTGTTAATCTGCTCTACAAAAGAGCATAGCTCTACGCCGAATTTGGTAAGATTTGAAATGAGGCTGATTGACCCATTGACCTGAATAGAAAGCGTTGGCAGGTCTTTGGTTGGTGCTGCTACAATTACCTGCTCATCATCAATGTGATGATAATTCGCAACATCAATTTCAAATTGAGACCATCCGGCAATGATTTTTTTGCGAAGCTCTATATCAGGGTAATACCAGACGTGCATCTCTTCAATCAGCTCGTCATTCTCATCAAACTTACTGGCCATGAATAGGCACTTTTCAGCGCCAGAAACTAAAAGTTGTTGCTCCATCTGTGCGCAGTATTCTTCAGGCAGGTCACACACGCCGATGATGCCGCGCAGTTTGTCATTAAGCGTTTTATGCTCAAAAATCACCGATTCGTCAAACGTAATCCCGTCGAAGGAAGCTGAAAACTTACCGCACACCCCGACAACTGGCGAAAGGTCATCACCGATGATTTTTTCAGCAAGCGGTCTGGCAAGAGCCTCGAAGCGGTGTCCATCATCGAATCTACGCTGTGTCGCCGCGTCAACTTCGTCAATTATCCCAGTCGCCATTTCCTTGAGAAGCTGGCTACGAGTCTTGTATTTGCTCACCCCAAGCATTGCAGGCGCATCGCTGGCATTAAAGTGCGTAGCGCGGTGCTGATGCCACTCCAGTGTCCCTTGGATTAAATCAACTGTTTTCATGCTTGCTCCCCTTGAATTGGTTCCCAGGATTCGATGATTGCCTTAATCTCTTCGGTAATCGTCGCTTTCTTGCTCAACCACTCAATAAACTTTTCAGCCGTTCCGTTGCCGGACTGGATTTTTGATTTGTGTCCCATCTTTGTTATTTCGCCGTCCTCATTGATCTTATCGGCGCACATAGCCGCCAGCTCATCGGCTGTGATTTCTGGCAGTGACAGCTTAGCTGCCGGAGCAGGTACTTCAGGTTGCGGCGTAACATCCTTCATCGGGACTTCTTCAAGTTCATCGGTTGTATAAACCCCAAGAATCGCGCCTGGGGCGTATTGCCTGCCCCAATTTTTTACTTGTAAGTACCCTAATTGCTGCGCTGGGTTGGTCTTCCAAAGTGGTGAGTTACGGACTGTCACGTCACCATTCATCAACCACTGTCCCCAAGTGATTGATGACTTACCGCGCATCACGGCACCGACCCTGCATTCAAGCGTCAAGCCTTCACCGCGATATTCATACTCAAAACCACCAACGATTGCGCCGGATGCGGCAATAACCGCATTAACCAACTGCGCCTCATAACCTAGCACCCCGTTTACCAGGTGCGTCTTTTGTGCCACCGCAAACGGATTCATCCCCCAATTTGTGGCTTGTATTATGATTGCCATGCAATCGCCTTCACTTCCCTGCAAGTGCTTCGGCACTGTCACCTTGCTGGTGGCCATGAGCTTTGCCAGCAACATTAAGCGGCTCATATTGCCGTCGTTGGTAATTAGTGCCAATGAGCTGGTACGGCTATCTTGAACCGTGTTGATCTCTTGGTTGATCTCCTGCACTGCCATTTGTTTTGTACTCATTTCTCTCTCCTTGTTTATTGAACTATTACCAATACAATTTGTAGTACAAACAACGCAAACGCCAATAAAATCAACGCTGCGTAAGCGGTGCTTGCTTCCGTGTCTTCATTCATTTCCAGATCATCCGTATCGTCGTCGCGATTCATGATAATTTCACCGAAATACGTCCAGGTGTAATCATTGTTGCCAACCCAATGCGGATTGCTGCGATACTATTTTTTGCTATTATCAGCATGGTGCGGCTAGGCGCACCAACTTCAGTGATGCGTACCGTGTAATTATGCATAATCACTCTCCTTTTGGTTGTTTTGGGTGGGGAGTTACCGTTCCCCTGCGCCTCAGTCCCTCGGTTCTCCCCTCGGGGTATCGCCCGGTTTCACTGAGCTTCCGTTTTACGTCCGGCAGTTCACGACGTTTTCGTTTCTTATGCGCCGCTATATTGCTGTAGCGCATGGCAGTATTAAAACGTATTTTTAATTAAAAAGCAAACTAAATGTTTAATCTGTTTTTCTGATTACCGTGCTTGACTTTTTAATCCACGCAGAGTTTAATCGGCGCATGGACGATAAAAAAATTATTGATTTGTACGGCGGAGCGACAAAATTGTCGAATTTGCTTAATTTCAAAACACCAAATGGTGCGCGGCGCGTGCATAACTGGAAGACGCGCGGAATCCCAGCGAAAGTGAAGTTGGATTTCCCAGAACTGTTTTTGCTGCCCGAACTTTTTGAAAAAAAGAAAAAATAAATTCCTGACACCTCTCCAGGAATATGCCGCACAGCCCAGCGCGCAAGCGTAGCCGGATGGGCTGACCTATCAAGACAAATTAACGGTTTACGGGGTGGCTAGGCAGCTACCGAAGATGGGAACGCTCCACCCATCGTGCCACCCCACCTTATTCGGAGCATCCCAGTTAGCAACTGGATTTTGTAAAGGAGCAACAAAATGAGGGTAGAAAAATGGCCACAGAACCACTAACGCCACAGGATTGCGACCTGCGAGATTTTGCATTCATGCCACTTGATGTTGTTCGGCTACGCGATAGTGATTTAGCGGCAACAGAAACACCAGAGGCATGTTGGGCTGCCGTATTGCTTTGGTGCGCATCATGGCATCAAATACCAGCAGCGAGCCTACCTGACGACGACCGCGTGCTTGCAAACCTTGCTGGATTTGGTCGTGTCGTGAAGGAGTGGAAGAGAGTAAAGTTAGGCGCGTTGCGTGGATGGATTTTATGCAATGATGGGCGTTTATACCATCCGGTTATCGCTGAGAAGGCGCTAGATGCGTGGAGTGGAAAACAGGGGAGGAAATGGCGTACAGAGTGCGCACGCATTAAAAAGCACGCTCAACGCTATGAAATTCCATATCTACCACCTGAGTTTAATCAATGGATCGCCGATGGTTGTCCCCAAGGACAACCACTACATGTCCCCGAAATGTCCCTAGGGACAACCACTACATGTCCCGAGGGACAACCACTACATGTCCCCGAAATGTCCCTAGGGAAAAGCACTCCAAAGGGAAAGGGAAAGGGAAAGGAACAGGGAAAGGAACAGGGAAAGGAACAGGGAAAGGAACAGGGAAAGGAACAGGGAAAAGTAAATAATAAGAAGCCAACGGCTTCCGCCGTACTCGCTGCGCTCGGTGTTGATCAAACCGTCGCGGATGATTGGATTCAGCTCCGCAAAACAAAAAAAGCTACCATCACACAAACCGCGCTTGATGGTATTCAGCGTGAGGCAGAAAAAGCTGAAATATCCATGACAGACGCTTTGCGTATTTGCTGCGAGAGGGGCTGGGCTGGATTTGACTCTTCGTGGGATTGGAGATCAAAATCTAGCGGCAACACAGGCAGGACAAGGGCAGACCAGATTGCGCGGAGCAACGAGCAGGTGGCGGTTGAGTTTCTTGCTGGAAACGAAAAATTGATTGACGAGGGGTTTGTAAATGCGTGATCCAGAAAAATCAAAGTTTTTGAAAATGATGCAAGCTACACTTGCCGTTTACGATAAGACCGCATCGGTTGAAACGGTCTGCTTGTGGTGGAATTTGCTGAGTTGCTACGATTTTGCCGATGTTGAGATTGCGTTCAGTCGGTATCTGAAAAGCGCGGAGGGAAGATTTTCACCAAAGCCTGCCAGCATCATTGCGATTATCAATGCGATGCGCCCAGACGGTCGCCCAGGTGTTGATGAGGCATGGGCAATGATTCCTCGTGATGAGTGCGTTAGTGCCGTGATTACGGAAGAAATGGCCGAAGCCTACGGGATTGCAAAGCCGTTGCTCGATGATGGTGATCAGGTAGCGGCGCGTATGGCGTTCAAGGATGCCTATGGTCGCATTGTTGAAAAAAATAAAATTGCTGGCATTGCGCCGAAGTGGTTTCCGTCACTCGGGAGCGATCCAATGATGCGCGAAACTGTTCTGGCTGAAGCCGTACGCCTTGGGAGATTGGGTTGTGATCACGCCGCAAAATCAGTTCCTGAGATTGCAGATCAATCAAAAAAACATCTTGCCGTTGAGAACAAAACGCCGATCAGTAACGCGAAAGCGCTTGAGAATATTGCAAAAATTCGACAAATGCTCGGCGGTTCACATCTTGTTGGGGGTGCTGTATGACCGCGCGGATTGTTGAATACAGTATTTCGCTAGATTACCGTCTGTCCACCATAACCACTGAGCGCGAACGTATGCGCAATTCTGCTGGCTTTGTGGCTGGCAGCGACAACGAACTGACCAGATGCGCGGCAAGCCCCGCCGTTCAGGGCGGGGAAGGATAGCGCGGATGCCGTAGGCATCCTTGCCTTTGGTTGTTTCCTAAATTGGTGTTTGCTGTTGCTCGATA